ACATTTCATTACCACTACCATTAGGGTCAGGTGCAAAAAATCCTTCTCCTGTATATTCATTAGTACTAGCACCTCTTGCACCAGTAACAAATAACTGTGCTTGTCTTGCTCTATATGGATTAGCTATTAATAACTTACTCCATGTTTGTGCAAGTTCAAACCATACTTCAGGGAAAGGAAATATGTTTCTAGTTATATCAGATATTAAATGTTTTTTAGAAGCATCATATAACAATGCTTTTGTAGCAGATAAACCATATGCTTTACTTTGTACATTTGCTAAATCATAATCATCAATTTTTTGTGCAGCAGTTATACCTAATTGACCTTGCATTTCTTCAATAACTTTTTTAGGTATCTTTGCATCTTTAGCTTCTTGAATAAATTTCTTTTGTAAATCATCTGACATACTTCCAAAATTATCACTTATCCATTGCCATCTATATTGTTTAAAAACAACAGACCTAGATAGATAAGCATTTGGTTTTGTCATTAAATGTTTAAATGCTATATCTGTAATGACATCTAATCTATTTTCTAATTTACCTAAAAATCCTGTAATTTCTGGCATTGGTTTGTGATATTTAACAAGTCCTAATTCAAGTCCTTCATCTAAGAAATAACTTAAACCTTTGTATATATCTGCCAAATGTTTTTTATTATATTCTTTTGTAACATCAGGAATAAATCCAATAGTTTTTCCATTTGGTAATTCTAATTTACCTGACCATATTGCATTTCTTAATCTTTGGTCACCACCATAAGTACCAAATTTGTAACTATATTTATCTCCTGTTATATAGTTTTTACCTTCAGTAAGTATTTCACCTGTTTTAATTCTGATACGTGCTTCTACAGATGCAAGATAAGCGTCCATATCGTTTGTATTATAAAGTATTCCTTGCATTTTTTTACCACCCATTCTTGCTAATTCTTGTCTAAGTGGTAATGCTTCTTTACTTCTAAACCATACTTTTGAATTGTTGTTATAACCGTTTTCAGCTAAATATCTAGCAATAGGGTCATTTCTTAATTGCATTAATTCAAAACCTATACCTTGTACATAATTATCATCACCTTTTTTAAGTGCAATAAAATCTCTACCCATTTTGTTTCCACGTGTAGGTCTACCTTTTAATGCACCTACTGACCAGTTACTATTAGTAACTTCTGCAAATTCTAAACTTTCTCTAAGTCTTGAACTATCAACTCCACCTGCTACATCTCCTAAAAACTTTTTAGATATTTTACCTGCATGTCCATGTGACCTAGCCCATGCCATATAACTAACAGGGTGAGTAAACATGCTATCAATACCTGATGCTGCCATTCTTAAACTTTCTTCTAAAAATACTCTTACAAACCAAGCACCTCTAAGAAGTACTAATGGTTTAAATAAATTACGTGTCATATAATCAAGAGTTAATGTATAAGCATCATCTGTTAAATTTTTACTTGCAATTAATCCTTTGTAGTTAGTATCACCTTTTAATAATTGAACTACGCTTTTACCTGTATGTTTAAGATTTGCTCTTAATCCTGTTTCAAATTCATCACCATAAGTTGTAAATACTTTACCCATAGCTCTGTTAATTAATCTGTAATCCATTAACGGTGCAAATAATTCTGAACCTTCTGCTAATAAATGTAATGATGGAACTAACATTTCTATCTTTTCACCATTTGGTCCACGTTCAAATATTGTTTCAACAACATCACCAACAAATGGCATATTTTCACCAGTTAAACTATCAATAAAGTATTTTCTAATATCAGCATTATTTTCAAATATTTTTTTAGCAATCATTGTTGCAGGTAAACGTTTACCACTAGCTTTAGCTCTTGCTTCATCTCTTAATATTTGTTGATAAGCAAATCGTTGTATTCCTTCAAAATCACCATCAGCAATATCTATAAGTTCATCTACTGCAGGTTTCATGTCATCAAATGTATATCCTGTAGATTGCATATGAGCTATTAAATTTTTAACTGCATGATTTCTATTTGTAAAAGATAAACCAACTTCAGGAGTAACACTTAATACTTTATTCCAATAAGGTTTAAATCCTGAACGTAACGTTGCACTAAATCCCATAAGTTCAGCAAATTGGTCACCTTCAATAGGTGTTTGTTTTAAAACATTAACTAAATTTTTAGCACCACCTGCAATATAAGAACCTACGCTTCTAAATGCTGCATCTTCTTTACCAAAAGCAGTTAATGCTTTACCTGCTTGTTGTTTAATTAAATTAGAACTTTGTAATAACTCTTGTCCTTTTAATGCTGATTGTCTAAGTACTGCATTAGTTAATCCTGACTGTTTACCTGGTACTTGTGTAATAACACCTGTATCAAATAATTCATCTAATACATTTCTTACATCTAAATAATTATTTGCATCTGCAATTCTTTTAGCAACTGTATAATCTAATTCATCTAAACCTGGAGTAGTTAATATCTTTGCTACGTTATTTTCATAAGTTAATGCTTCAGTAACTTTTCTACCATAAGGAGAGTTCATTAAATCTCTAGCACTATTTTTCCATATTGATTTTCTAGTACCACCAATTACACCTGCTTGTTTATATAATTTACGTCCTGCTCTTAAATCTGCTTTATCTTGAGGAGATAATGTTCTAATTAGTTGTCCACTACGTCCTGATATTTTTACTTTTTTATCTGTAAATGGGTCAACAGTTTCTGCAAGTTCATCAATATTTTTATTAAAGAAATTTAAATAGTTATCTACTTTTGCAGCATTTCTAGTATCTAATAATTTATCTACAGATACAGCAGCTTTACCTAATCTACCTATAGCATTAAATCCTTTTTGCAAAGGAATATCAGAAGCTAACATAACACCTGCATCTATAAGACCTGACAAATTATTAGCAGCATTTGTTCCTGATGACAATACTTGATAAGTTACAGCTCTACCAGGACTATATGGTTGTAATACTCCTGTATCTAATCCTTTTTTATTTCTCCACCAATTTGAAATACTAAACCAATCATTAATATTATTTCCAGGTCCTGAGTAATTAGATTTTCTACCTTCGTAAAACATAATTTTATTTGGGTCAGTTAAAGACGTATATTCTTGTATTCCTAATGCTTCATTAGCTTTAATAGGTGTTCCAATATTTTCATAAAATATTTTTTTAGCTTCTTCTTCAGAAAATCCCATATCAACAAGTCTGTGATAACGTGCATCATCTTCAGCTAATATACTTTCAAATAAAAATTTTCTACCTTCTTTTTGATAGTTAACAGGATTTCCTTCTAATGCTTCTTTAAAAGCAACAGCAAATGCAGTTTTACCACCTAATTTATTTGCTTCACTCCACATATTTACATAAGAACGTAATTCACCCCACATATTTTTATCTTTACCAATATCAGGCACTTGTGTATTAGAAACAAACATTTGTAAATTTTGTTGTGCTTCTTCAGGTGTATAACCTTCTTGTAACCATTTATCATAAAACATTAAATCAGCAACATATTTACGTTGTCTATTTATTTTACGTATTTTTTCTCCTGCACTTTCAAATGCTAAAGCTGCCCATATTCCTATTTCAGCATCACCTTTAAGTGCTTTTTGAAAGTTTAAAGTCATATCTTGATGTTCAGGATATAAATATTCTCCATTAGCATCAGTACTTGCAAGTTCCCATGCTTTCTTTCCATACTCTGCTTGATTAATAGCATACTTATCTGCAACTTCTTCTACAGCTTTACTATCAGGATTTACACCTACTAAAGACATAGATGTCAATACTGACTTAGGTAAGTTAGGATATTTTTTACTTAAATTAATTAATGTTTGTATAACATTTTTATTTAAATTTTGTTTTAAATTATTAAATTTATTTTGTCTAGCTTCGTTCTGTTTTAATAAATCTTCTTCAAATACTGGGTCAGGGAAATACATTAATTACTTCCTTGATTTATCAACTCCGATATTAAAGAACTTGGAAAAACTTGATACATAGCAGCTAAAAGCATGTTTGCATCTTCGTCAATAGCTTGTGCAGGTGGAGAACCTGGACCTAACATAGCACCTTCAGTAATTGGTTCTGCAGGTCTTTCAGTTGGAGCAAATATATTTAATCTTGTAGGTTGTTGTGTTTTACGTGCAACAGGTAAAGGAGCAGATTGTTGTTGTTCAACTAATGCTTGTCCTTCTCCATATGCTTGACCAGGAATACGTCTTATAGGTTGTGTCTTACTACCTGCTCCTCCATCTGTACGTGCAGATAATGCACCTGGTCCACTTACTGCTGCAGGTTTACTTGGTTCTCTATAACCACCCCTAGAACGTTTCTTCGCCATAACCCTCCATTATTACTATATAAATTCCTGGATATGGATTAATAATTTCGTATGCTTGGTCAAAATTAATAATTTGTGTATCTCCATATTCCTTATTAATTAAATTCCAAAACTCTGCTTCAACATATTCTTGGTCCATTATATAAGTCCAAATGCTTCCTGAATACTTGGTGCTTGTTGTGGTAACGCCTGTGCCATTTGTTGTTGTTGTATCATAGCCATTTGTTCAGGTGTTAACTGTGGTTCTTCAGGAGTATAAAATTGTTTTAATACTTCTGTCATAGCATTAGGATTTTCATAAATTGCTATTACTGCCATAGTTGCAGCAGCATCTCCTTGTGCTGACCTAGAAAGTACACTATCAAACAAAACAGTTTCTGCTTTGTTTTTACGTATACGTTCTTGTACTTTTGCAATATTTTCTAAACCATCAATGTTATCTTGTAAAGTTTCTACGTCTATAACACCTGCTTGTAGTAATTGCAAACCAGTTACAATTTTTTGTGGTTCATCAAATCCTGCCATAACACCATAAATACGTCTTGTCTTATGGTCACCACCAATATCACTCATTGGTTTATAGTTTTCAGAAAATGCTGTTCCATTAAAGTAACCTGCCATAGGTTTACTTTCTGCACCAGTTTCAAGTGTAATTATTTCATCTAACTCAAGTCGTTTACTATCCATTTCAGAAATACCAACTTTTATTATTTCTCTATATTCATTAATCATTAATGACATAGATGAGTTAAGTTCTGCTAATCCTGCTCCTGTAGCAATACTTGCAGGTGACTGTGCGTCATCAGTAACTGGATAACCACCTACTAATCTAAGTTGACGTTCTAATCTATCTACTTGTTGAAATAATTGATAAGGAATGTTATTTGCAGGTTTACTTACTTGTGTACCTGGTGCTAAATAGTTAACAGCAAATCTACCTTTACGGTATTGTCCACTTTCTAATTCACCTGAAATATTTGTTTCTGTGAATACAGCATCTTCCATAGCTATAGCTGACATAATATTTATTTTTGCCATCATAGCCATAAGACCTATAGTGTGGTCATATTGACCTTTGAGTTCATCAAAACTAAATCTTTTCATAAACACAAATGGAACTGTGCTTAGTGGATTAGGTATATAGTCAAATAATTGTCTTGTTTCAGGATAAACAATGTAAGTACCTGTAATATCATAGTACTCAATTATGTCTACACCTTGACCAGTATTATCTTCCCAATCTGCTCTTTGTACATTTCCTCTGTCATAACCAATAAGAGAAGTACTTGCATTTCCAACTGAACCTGTTTTTTTCTTTTCATTTGGTTTTAAAATTATGTTTTTATATTCAGGATAAATTTGTGCAAGTTTCCATCTAGGTACACTTCTAAGTATTGCTAACTCTTGTGGTTTTTGGTCAGGACCAAAGTTTCCAGGAAATGTATCATATGGGTCACGAAGTTCTGCTGTAGGATAAATAAATCCATTCTTATCTAATTTACTTGTTAATATCCAAGCACAATAACCATAACCAGGTAACCACCTAGCAGCTTGTGCTAATTGTAAATTTAATCTTTGTTTTTCATCATAAGATGCAACAATACGTTCTAATTTTTCTGCTCTAAGTCTTGCACGTTCACTATCGTTATTATTTAAAATATCTACTCGTACCTGTGGTACACCTGATATTTTTTGTGCAAGTCTATCAATACCTGATTGTAAAAGGTTTGGTGCAGGTAACAAATCAGCATCTGCTGTATCCATTTGATTACCTAACAATGCACGAATACCATCAGCTCCACCATTTAAGATTGCACGTATTCTATATTTATTTAATTGTCTTGTATCACTAGGAGTACCTGCAACTAATTCTTGTGCTGCGTCAATAACTTCCTGTGCAGATTTTCTATTTAAATCTATTGCCATGGTGCATCATTCATCTCTGTTATATTATAACCACTAAAACTTGGATTGTAGTCCATTCCTACCTCTGCTAAGTGTTCTTTCTGAACACGTCTAAATACTCTCATTGGAAACCATGCTGCCATAACAATGTCAGTTTTATGCTTGTTCCTACTAGAAACAGGTTTACCATCAAAGTACACTAATTGTCTTTTATAACTATCTATTTTAGCTTGACTTTCAGAATTGCCATAAGGTAAATGAATTTTATTTGCTTCAAACAATTCAGACATTGCACCTACACCATATAGTGGGTCGTGTTTATTTTTGCCTGTTAAGTGTCCTTGTAGTAATATTCCTGTTCTTAATACAAATTCTTTTATATTATCGTCTTGCCTAATTGCAGTTTGAAATCCGTTTTCTTCAATAATCCAATGTGATAAATCATATTTATGCCACCAATCACTAATTATTTGTGCAGCAGCTCTAACACCACCACCTTGTTGATTATCTATATCTATACAATAAAGTTCTGAGTTCCAAGTATCTATACCCCATAATACAGCAGCTTGATAACCACTAGCTGAAGGGTCAAGTCCTGCAACAAGTTGTAATTGTTTTGGAATATGTCCTACAACTAAATCTGTTCTCTTACAACTGTCTATTGCATCAGGATTAAATATTTGTGTACCTTGAACATATGCTTGATTGAAATAAACCATTTCAAATATTTGTCTACCACCTGTTGTTTCAGCAGCTTTCATTCTTGATAGTAACCATTTATAAGTTCTCTTACCTGCCCATAACATACAGTCTTGATGTTCTTCTTCTGCACTTTCAGGTAAATCACATTCTAAATCATGTGCTGTTTCTACAATACTTTCAAAACTATCGTTATTTAATAAATGATGATATAAGTCATCAGGGTGCTGTCTTGAACCAATTACTACCACAGCAGTATGTTCCTCTTTTCTTGATGACAAAGTTGTAGTCCACCATTGCCTTGTATTTTCTCTAGCACCAGGTTGCATAGTTGTTTGATGGTCTTCAATGTCGTCAGCAATAATTATGTCACAGTCACGTGATAGAATTTTACCACCTTTACCTACAGCAACCATAGTTGGTGATTTAATACCAGGAACTGTTCTTGTACCTACAGTAAATTGATTAGAAGCCCACATTTTTCCTGAACGGTTATCAGGTTTAAAATTCTTTCCAGGTTCACAGAAATCTTCTTGTAATCTTTCATTACTTTCTAATTGGTCTAGTACAGCAGATACAGCATTCTTTGCAATATCTTCATTACCACCAACCCACATAATTCTTACGTTAGGGTTTTTACATATTTGATAAACAGCAAAGTGTATTAACAATTCTGTTTTACCATGACGAGGTGGTGACAAGATTAATAATTCATCTCCATGTTCTATAGCATGAATAATTTTATTTATCCAGTCAGTATGAAAGTTTGCAGTATCATACTTCTCTCCTGTTTCAGTAGCAAAGTATTTATTCCTAAAAGCAGAAAAGCTCTCAAGTGCTGCTTGTGCTTCATCAGGAACTTGCCAACCTTCTGCATCTAACTTATTCTGTAAATCTATTTGATAAGCAGCGTTCATTTTAGAGATAGTTGCTATTGGACAACCAATTACTTCTGCTGCCTTAGTTGCAGTTAATTCACTATTCATAACTTTATCAGCTAAACCACTAGAAACATACTCTTGATAATGTTTACCTTTCATTGGAGTTAACGCTGAATACTTACTGTTAATAGGTTTATCTTGTTTTTTATTATGTCTATATTCTTTCATATACTGTCTACGCTGACATTGAGTAGAACAATACTTTGATTTGTTTTCTGGTAAACGTTTTCTACAGTTAGTAGCGTGGCATATCTTCTTAGACATATTTTCCTATCTTTTTTGTAAAGATTTGTGTAATGATTATTATATGGTATAGTAGTAGAAATTACAAACATTGGGAACAAGTAATTAATTACAAGTGAAGTGGCAATCGGGGTGCCGAAAGCTCAGGACTGGTAACACAGTACAGCAGAAACACAAACTGAGTACTCAAGGATTAAAGAAAACTCTCAATCATAAACTCTTTTTTTATATAGCCCGTTATGTCCAAAAAGACTTCCAACCCTTATCGTTACTATGTTTTACTAGAATATTTTTTTCTACTTACATATATACAGGTAGGGGTACGCAGATTAACACCTGTAGGTCATACGCATGTGTGTGTACACGTGTATGCCCGTACCCGTACACATAATGTGTGGGTAGGCATGTGCATGTGTTCGTGTGTGTGTACATGACACGAGATATGGGGGTATGGTTTTTAAATACTACTATATGTAGTAGTATGAAGTTCTTTGCAACTGATTGAAACTCTTACACTATTCTTATAGAATAGAAAGTAGCCCGATACACAAGATATTGTGGTTTCCCAATGAGCCACTAGATGTAGTGGTTATTGCCGAGAGGTAATAGTATTTAACCCCTTACTTTAGTAAGGGGATTAAATACATTAATCCGTGTGTGAAAGGTTGAAAAAATGGCTGAAATCAAGCAAAAAGATATGTTCCTCGCATGTGGGTGCAACAATCGTGTAGACGAGGGCGTAAGCAACACAGTAGTGTCGTTCTACCACTACCAAGATTGTGGCGAATATGCCGTAGAATTATACGCATGTCCACAAAAGAATTGTTATACAATTCTACCTGCACTCATTATGCACGTGTCACCCGAACTCACAGAGCTGTCCATAGTAAACTATGGAAGTGATTGTGACGGGAGCTTTTCGCATTATGACACATATACCCGTGAAGAAGTTTTGAGCCGAAAAGGTGGAATTTAAAGTGTTTTAACCCCATACAGAGTATGGGGATTAAAACCTTTAGCCGATTGAGAGGAGCAAAAAATGGCTAGTTTGACATGCGAGTTCATACACGATAACTGTTCTACTGTAGGACTTTATCGCACAGACACGAGCATAACTGCGTGTGAGGCGTTTGTGCGTGAACACCCAACAGCTTACGACTACCGAGCAAGAGGAATTTAGGAATATTTAACCCCTTAAGGTATTAAGGGGATTAAATATCCTACTGCTGATGAAAAAACAAAGCATGAGCCGTAAAAGGTGGAGCTAAAACACGTATCAGCAACGTGTACCTGCGTGTGCAGGTGGACATGCCTATATGTATGTGGGGCGTGTCCAAGTGTACACACATACGAGAGGAGCTTGTAATGAGCAAACTGATAAATACAAACACAACAACTGTGTATAACGTAAGAAACGATAAAAACCAACCAATTCCTAACTATTTCATAGTTAAGAATAACGCAACCAAAGAATACGTTGTGACTAATGCACAAGTCAAAGACGTCAGCGAATTATCTAAAGATAATATCGTTAGCCCAATGACTAAGAATTACGCAGATGCACAAGATATGGTGTTGTTATTAGGTGCAGATGTGACACTCAAGCACATCACACCTGAGGGATTGACTGCAATTCGTTCAGCTCGTGGTAAAAAAGCATGGGCAAAGAAAAAGGAGTTAGTTAAAGCTAACGCCTAGTGTTTATCTCGCACCCACCTGAGATGGTGGGTGTAAGATATACATTAACTGTATATTAACTGTAAATATCCGTTCTAAAGAAAGGAAAAGTAATGGACTATTTAACATTAAAGGAAATACAAAAAAAGTATGGATATAAATACTTTGATTTATACAAAGCACCTAGTTGGGCAAAACCACACAAAGATAGCGAAACTGTGTACGAAGTTAGAGGTGTATCTAATGTAATTAGAGAAAACTATAACACTATTGCCGACTACTTATCATGGGATAAATAATGAAAAGTAAATGGATAACTAAAGAAACAATTAAAAAATTAAGGGATTTAAATAATGAATTGTAAATGTACAGATAAAGTAATATGTCACGTACATAGGGGAAGATATGCGTATGAAATGTACAAAAAAGAAAATGGTCTTTACCCGTACAACAAGTAATTAATTAACCCCTTAATTTATTAAGGGGATTAATTAATTAGATTGGAGGTTATCCCATGTCTGAAAAAACAGCAACGCCTGTTGCTTTGTGCGACTGTGAGGGAGATAGCAAATTGTTTTCTTTTCGCTTGTCAGTTGATAAGTACGTATGCGATTGGGACGATATACATTTTATGCGAGAGATGAAAGGAATTTAGTTTTATGAGTGTCCGTGTAAGTGGGAACGATAATGACATGTTATGCGATAATTGTAGACAAAACAATTACTCTCGCATAGGTATACATAGCAATGTCAAAAGCAATGTACATATAATGGTACAATGCTTTTCATGTGGTTATCGCACAGTTAAAAAGCAATCTAGTAAGAGGAACTTATGACAATACACGACAAAAATTCCCCACGATACCACAAACATTATAATTTTACATTCCCAAAGGAACTGTTTAATTATAGAAGTGAGTATTTTGAGGAAGTTAAACGAATACATAGAAATAAAAAACGAACATACGACCTAGCAAAAGTTAAAGCTAGTTTGTATATAGACTAATGTACATGTGTGTATGACATAACGTTGTACACACATATACAAGAAATGGAGAAACAAATGGGCGACAGAGCCAACGTAGTTTTATATGAAAAACTACCAAGACGAACAACAACTAACCTAAGTGATAAGGAAGTATTTAATTACAGTCCTGTAATTTATACTCATTGGGGTGGTGAAAATGTTGAAGAAGTAATACAAGAAGTACAAAGATTGTATGAAAATGATACTAGCGATACATCATTTCAAGTAAGTATGCGTGTAGAAGTTGAACGTGTATTTCCTAATTTGCTTACTAGCTTTATCAAAAATGGTATGCAACCTTGCGTATATAATTGGAATGCTGATGACTTCAAAGATAAACTACCAACTGCTAATGATATGCCTATCATTGCAGATGATAGAGGTACATATTTCGTAGACATATACACATGGGATATAGAATTATCTGAGTATGATTACCTACCTGTAATTGAAGAATTACGCAAGAAACAAGAGGTGGAATAATGGAAGAACAAATTAGAAAACTTATAGATAAAGAAATAGCAAACTTGCAAGGTTATATTGATAAGGGTTTCTTTCAGTATGATAATTCTAAAGATATTGAATTAAATCTTGTCAATATGGACGCACAAGAATTTCTTGATGCTGTAAGAAAATGGGATTTTAGCGAAATAGATAATGCAATTTGGCACTACGCAAGAATTACATTATTAAACGATTTGCTACCTTCTAAAGAGGAGGAATAATGTTTAGTGTACAAGGATTAATTATAACCTTTATGTTCGGTGTATTAGTAGGCATAATAATTGACGGATTATTAAACTACTATCACATGAAAAAACATTTAAACGAGGGATTGAGCAAAGAGTTCATGTCCATGATGAATAACCAATAATATTTAACCCCTTAATTTATTAAGGGGATTAAATATATTGAATAGAGAGGATTTGTTATGAGTTGTCCATTTGGCGTATCAAGATACGCAAAAGATGTTGATGAAAAAGACGAGTTAATAACTATCGGGCATAAAAGCGTTCCTGTTATTGCAGTATCTCGTGCATTTGGTAAAACAACTATCACATATGGTGATGTAAACAAACCAACACAACGAGTATTTGCAGACAGAGATAACGTTGTTATCAATGAAAAAGTTTATAAGCAACGCATAATGCCCAACAGGTAAGCTATTGCATACACTCTCCATATCCGTATACTAGATATACGGGGGTGTGTGCATAGCTTAGTGTCTATCACTTACCAAATTGCCCTTTTGTTAGTACGTATGTACTGTGGTAGGCACTAAGCTATATATAGCAAGAGAGATATTTGTCCTTACAAATAGTCTTTCGTTTATAGAGAGCTACTGAAATAAACACGGGGTTTCCTTGATTAGCCTAGTGTAAGTAGGTAGCTTGTAGCACATAAACCAATCGCTTAGAGTACTCAAAGTATGATAACGAACCAAGGCATACACGAAGTTTGTGTGTTACAAGCTATCTATGTAAGTTAAAGGTAGGAACGCTTAGGCGAAAAAGTGATATAAACAAAGTTAATAACTAATTCCTGTTTCACTCGCTTACATAAGTTAGCACTAAAGTAAAAAAATAAGCTATCTATAAACCTAATTCACGTGGGTTTTATATAACACGTTAAAGTTATAGTAGATAGCTTGTGATACATGCTTAATTTGTTTCATAAGTAAAAAATTGTATGTTGATTGAAACTGTGTGTGTCACAAGCTGTCTACATGAAAGGAAAGGTGATACGTATGTTACCTGACGGCATGGTTCGTAAAGAACCACCAAGCACTACGCAACGTGGTGGACGACAACCTAAAATTTTGTCACAAGACAAAGTTAAAGTGTTGTTAAACAATCCAAACACGTGGTACGTAGTAGCTACACAAGAGAAATGGTCTAGTGGTGTTGTGCAAAATATACAACGCATGACACAAAAGAACATTTCACACTTAAAAGATAAAGGTTCTTTTGAGTGCAAACAAAGAAAAAATGAAACAATGGGTGTGGACTTGTATTGCAGGTTCGTACCGAAAGGATAATACAAATGAGTAAAAAACAAACATGTTGGGATTTAGCCCAACTCGTAGTAGGTAAATCAAGCAGAGTTCTCTTATATGGACCTCCAGGTACAGGTAAGACACACATTGCTGTAAAAGAAAATACACCATTGAATATCAATGGAGAGCCAAACGTATTTCAAATTACCATGACAGAAGAAAGTTCAAGTGCAGACTTAATGGGTTTCTACCAAATAGGTGACAACCAACAGTTTGTATGGCATGACGGCATTGCTATTCAAGCATGGCGTAATGGTGGTAGATTGGTTATCAATGAGATAGACCACGCTTCACCTGACGCTATGACTTTCTTACATGCAATACTTGATGACAAGTCTATTGCAGGTATCACATTGAACAATAGAGAAAAGGAAACTGTATATCCTGCAGAGGGATTTCAGGTAGTTGCTACAAGTAACGCAGACCCTGAGAGCTTGCCACAAGCAGTTAAAGATAGATTTCCTGTAGCTATAAATGTTGATAGCATTAATCCTAAAGCATTGGAACAATTCCCTGAGAGTTGGCGTAAGGTTATCAATGATACAGCTACAACCAATGATGAGTATGAAAGAATATCAGTTCGTAAATGGGAAGAATTTTTCAGACTTACTGATGAGCAAGGTCTTGATATGGATATTGCAGGACAACTTGTCTTTGGTGACAGAAGCGAAGAATTGCTTGACGCTATAAAACTATCTGACGTAAAAGAATAATGATAGAGTTTGTAAATACAAAAGTACTTGATGAAGCTTTACAAAGTATGTATGGACATACAGATTGGGAATTTGTTAGCGAAAACAAAGATGAGTTTGTTGTCAAGTTCTATAAGAAAGAGAGAAAATCATGAAACACAGACCATTTCCTGAAATTGTTACAGGTGAGTTAGATTGGGAAGTCTTTGAAGAAAATGACAGACCACGTACTGACGTAACAAATAAGAAAATGTACGTACCTCTTGATGATGATTGTCACAAATGTGGTGAACAACATGGCAGAGTAATACGTAGACATGAGTTAGCACATGTTAAGTGGTCACCAAAGTCTATGGGTAAACTCAAGAAAGGTGTTATAGAAGAAGCTGTACATCTACTTGAAGAAATAAGAGTAAACCATTTACTCACAAAATATGAAATACCTATGAACGCACCACATAAATGCCTAGATGAAGTTAAAGCAAACACACGATTGCTTGTAGAAAAAGCTAGTGTTTCAGAACTTTTGAAGTGGTGTTTAGCAGGTGCATTCTTTCGTAATTTAGGATTATACTATTTCAATGGTAATGCTTATCGTAAAAATTACAGAGAACATGCTAAAAATAAACTATCTTATGAACTAGAAGCTACGTTAGAAGCTATAGAAGATTTCATTGATAGTAATACTTTGACTAGCTCACGTATAAAAGACTTAGAGTTTGTCATAGAGCAAACAAGGTACTTTCATAACGCAATAGTTACTGTAAGTACAAAGACAAATGCTTATGCAAGTAAGATTTCATTTCAAAAAGTGAAAAAATATGCAGAAGAATTGTCTAACATTCTTGCTATTTACAATGAACGACCTGAAGAAGATGAAGTTTTGTTATCAGCAGAACAACAATCCAAACTCAAAGAAGTTCTTGAAGATGATGATGAACTAAGTCAAGAAGAAGCGTATGAAGAAGCAGGTTTAGATAAAGCAATGTCTATTAAAGAATTACATAGACGTAACAAATCTGATGAAAGAAAAATGACATTGAGGTATCAAGAAAAATCTGATGCACCACATTGGGGTAAAATGGAAATTCATACTCCGTCTTGTACAATTAACTTATCAAATAAGTTACGTCAAGGTTACACTAATGTACCTAAAAACTATGGACAAACACCTAATAATCTGCAACGTTATTGCGTTGACAAGAAAGTATTTTCACGTAAGCAGAAAATATATGGTGGTACTGTTCTCATAGACGCTTCAGGGTCAATGAACTTTGACGGGCAAGATATACTTGATGTAATGAGTGAAGTTCCTGCAGTTACAATAGCTATGTACAATGGACATGGTTCTGGTGGTGTATTACGTATCATTGCTAGAAATGGACGTAGAGTTAGTGATGATTATTTGTACAAGCATAGTGGGTTTGGAAACGTAGTTGACTTACCTGCACTTGAATGGCTTGGTAAACAAGAACCAAAACGTATATGGGTATCAGACATGCAAGTAGTTGCTGCGAATGGTACATCTAAAGAAGCACTTAGACAATGTATAGACGTTGTGAAAAAATATAATATCATGCGTCTTGCAGATATAAAAGAGGTAAAACAATTCGCTAAACAGCTTAATGTATTACAATAAGAACAGTTATGTTATCAGACAACTGAAACATGTTACCTTTCGCATGTAATACATAATGAGTAAGTGAGGAATAGAGCTGTAGGAGAACTGCAGACGGGTTGTTTTCTTTGTAAGTACTTCATTATTAAACTCTTGCAAAGTTTGTTCCCTTCATGAACACCTTATTTACGTTTATCTATATTTACCTAGATTTGTCTTACATTTATGTTACAATTATCTTATGGTAGATATAGATAAATTACTAGAGGAAGCCGAGCATGGCGAAGTAGGTAATTTCGTTGAACGAAAAATTACTAAAGAAGCTATGCCTTTTTGGAACGCTATTAAAGAGCGTGTACAAAATGGTAATGACGTAAAGCCTTATAGAGTAATTAAAATACTTGACCGTGAGTTTGGTATTGAGATTTCAGATAGTGCTATGCGAAGATACTTACGAGGTCTTTCAAATGGTAGATAAAAAAATAGCTAGATTATTAGCTGAAGCTGAAAGTAATAGAATACTTGAGCTAGAACAAACTAATATAAAGCTACTAAAACAATTAGAGCAATCTAAAAATAAAACACAATCGCTTGTAGACGCTGTATATGACGCAGTTAAAACAAGCATTACGACATATCGTTCAGGCAATATACCTAAACCAAAACTTCCTGTAAAAAAAGCTAAAGGTGAAGAAATTGCTTGTGCAGTATTGTCAGACGTACAACTTGCTAAGGTTACACCAACATATAATACGGAAATAGCTGAGAAACGTGTTGTACGATACGCAGAAAAAATCGTTGAACTAACAAACATTCAACGTCATGCAACAAACATTACGAAGTGTGCAGTATTTGCTGTAGGTGATATTGTTGAGGGAGAGTTAATCTTTCCTGGGCAAGAACATCTAATAGACGCTTCTCTGTACAGTCAAGTGACAGTAGACGCACCAAGAATATTGACACAATTCTTTGACATATTACTTGCAAACTTTAATGAAGTAGAAGTTCATTGGGTTATAGGTAATCATGGTCATTTAGGTGGTAGGTCACGTAAAAACTATCACCCTGATAGTAATGCTGACCGTATGTTAGGTAAGATTATGGACATGATATACGAAAAAGAAAGTCGTATTTCATTCACAATACCTGACACTAAAGGCGATAATCATTGGTTTGATATTGCTGATATGGGAGAAAAATGTAAGTTCTTCCTATGGCATGGCGATAATGTTCGTGGTTTCGGTGGATTTCCATGGTATGGATTTGGCAAAAAAATTATGGGTTGGAAAACATTAGCTAGTAATGGACTAATGCCTGACTTTAATTATGCTATTGCAGGTCATTTTCATACACCCAATACACAATACATTAATGATGTAAGGTTATGGATTAATGGAAGTACTGAAAGTTATAACACTTATGCACTAGAACAGTTAGCAAGTATGGGAGTACCGTGTCAATACTTACTTTTTTGTAAGCCAAATCACGGAGTTACTGCTGAATACCTTGTAAATCTTAAAGATGTATAACTATAATGGATAGTATATGGCAAACATAAATGTCAAAGATGTGAAACCATCACATGAGTTGATAGGAATAGAGTACACAGGTGACCAACCTATACTCATATTCAAAGCTGAAAGTGGAGAAATTCACTTTGAGAAACTACAACGTGGTGTTTTACGTTTAGACAAACAAAATTAATAATTAATTTTTAAGTCTTTCAGAATGAAAGACATTAAAAATAATTAAGAAAGGAAAATCTATGGCAGATAAGCCAATTAAATTGCTATCCCCTTTTCCAAAGGAGCTTGTAAGAAAAGCACCTGCAGGAAAGTTTGGGGATTATGTACCACACGCTAATTATGTAGAAAGATTACGTGATAGTGGTGTGAAATACTCTTGGTCTTGTGAACCTGTATATGGTATGCACAAGGGAGAGAACAGAATAGTTGGTGCTAAAGGCACAATAACTATTGAAGATATGGGAAGTTATGACGGATTTGGTGATGTTGATACATTCAAGTTAGACAATACCAAGTTCAATGACGGAACAAATCTTAAAGACGCAGAGAGTGACGCTTTCAAAAGAGCTTGTATGAGGTTCGGTTTGGGAGTTGAACTGTGGTCTGGTTCTGATGTAACAGAAGAAGAACACACAGCACTTGCTTCTTTTAGTGACCCTGATGTTGATAACGTTATTGTCACAAAAGTAGATATGCGTAGAAAAGAAAATAAGCTACCTGAACCTGTAGCTAGACCACTAGATGAGATAGGTGAGGAAGAAGCACCTTTTAGTGAACCCTCTCAACCTACTGATGATAAAGTAAAATTTATCAATCACACCGTTGAACAGATGTTAGAGGGGGTTAACGAAAAGACAGCAGTATTCGCTTTAGACTTAGCAGATAATTATGCAAAGGTAAAGCGTTTCCCTAATAAATCTATGTGGAGTGATAAACAAATTGACGCATACTTAGGTAAACTAAAGTTAGGTTTGTCGTCTACAGCACATGCAGTAGATGATGAAGATGATTTGATTACTAGAGTTAGTGGCGTATTAGGAGGTGTCATAGATATGGCAGAAAATAATCAATCAATCCGAAATGACTTAACTTGTCCTTTCTGTAAAGGTAAAGTTTATGACAATAGGTTTGATAAAAAATCCGATAGAAGCCCTGATTTTGTATGTTCAGGACGTGACCCACAGGAATGTTCGGCACATACAGGTAAATGGCGTAAATCATGGTGGTTAAATTCTTCAGACTTACCAA